CAAGCCTGTAGCATAAGTCATTGACTTATTAACCTGTATCCACGTAACCCTATCAGTGGAGAAGTAGATGTTGAAGTTACCGCCGGCTGTACTCTGAACAGCTACAACACCGTCAGCATAAGGGGATACACCAACGATAGGGTTTACAGCCCCAGACGGACGAGTGTCTGTATCACCTCTGGTGTATCCATTAATACGCCTATACCCACCTCTGTTATTACTCTCATAATTCACCAGCTCAATAGCATAGCCAGGATTCTGAAAAAGTTCAGTAGGTGTGGCAGTGAGATTAAGCCCACCGGCACAATTGATAGGAAATGTTTTTGGTCCAACAGCCATTACACTATCCTGATTCGATCATCTCTAAATTTCTGAACAGCCTTATCTTGGATGAGCTGCTCTCTCATTCTCCGCACACCTTGCTTCCAAACAGCTTCAGCCATCTGTGCCTGCTGAGGATTCTCTTTAAACTGCCAAGCATAATAGCGGAGTCGGGGCAACAACACTGAATATACCCACTGATCTTGAAACTCAAACGTAGAGTTGTATACAGTGGGGACAGTGATTTGATCCCATGCGTAGTAGTAGATTTTATATTCTTGTTTTGGAATCGGGCTCAAGCCAAAGTGCCGGCCATCTGGGTTACGGATGACACATCGAGGTTGCCCATAGTTTTGTTCGTTAGCTTCATCCCGGGCTTCATATTCTGATCTGAATGCAGACCAATCTTCCAGGGACATTGCCTTCAGCTTCTCAACCGTATAGGGAGAAGTCTCTCCGCTGACACCTTCAGTGGTGAGGGTAAAATTATCCCAGTCAACGAAAGCATAATCTGTATCGAGTCCAGCTGATCCTTCCTTCAGCAAATACCAACGTACACCCTCAGTTGTGGATGTAGAAGCATTGCCAAGATGAGGCTCGGTGGAAGTGGAAGCAGCAAGGAATGGCCATTTGTAATGAATCGCGTTGATATCATACAAGGCCTTTTTAACGCTCTCTTTTATGAATTGGTGAATACCAACAGCGTTAGGAAAGGTAGAAGTGGTGAGGGGAACTTCGTTCAATTCATACAGAACATTATTCACAACCTCTAAATAGGTGACTGTTGACATTTATATATCTCCAGATTGTATTCATAAATATCCCCTAATCCAAAAAAAGGGGGAAGGGACCCCTGCCCCTGTCCCCCTCAAGGATCAAGCCTTAGGCAAAGTTGTAGTACACCTTACCGATTGCGTTGTCACGCAGCACCTTGTAGCCGTACACATGCAGGCCACGAACGATGTCCTTGAACACCGTGGTAGAACGCACGACCTCAGTGGTCAGCAGGGCCTCAGCCGAAGCTACAGCACTACGATGACCGTGGAGCAGTACATAACCGGCATTGCTCGGAGTCGGGAGGTTGTTGGACACGTACATCTTGAAGCCACGCACCATACCATCCTGGACCAGACCATTACGCAGGCTACCCATACCAGCATTGTAGTCCGAAGACATCAGCTTGCTCTCTTCCTTAGCCAGAGCCTCGTAGAAAGCAGGAGCAGCACACACCCAACGATCCTCGGCCGGGACGTTATTGTCATCCAACAGACGGGCCAAACGGCCAAGCAGGTCAACCGGTTTAACCTCACCAGAAGCACCATAGCCAAGAATCAGCTCACCAGTACCACCGGAACCAGCAGCGGGCAGAGCGGTCAGGTCAGTGGTGACGTCCGTACCGATGGACAGACCAGAACCAACAGCACCCTCGGTGCCAGCAACCAGACCAGTCAGGATGCCGCTATCCATACTGTCTTTCAGCTTATAGCCAGCATTATCAGCGGCGATGTCCTGCCAATTGATATGCGAGAAACGACGCTCCAGGTCATCAATGTCGAACTGGAAGGCCTGTGCATAGTTCACCTTCAGAATCAGCTCCTGGTCGGTGAGGGACGTAGAAGTGATATCGGTGTCTGCACGAGTGTAGCCAGTATCAATAGTGATCTGAGGCTCTTTGATGATATTAACAGTATCACCATACTGGGTGATCTCACCGAAATAGTCGGTGTTAGTGATCGCCTGCACAACCGCACTCTTACGGAATGCAATCTGTACCTTGCTAGAGAAAATCTCCGGAAGCCAGAAACTATTAGTTTGTCCAGCTGTATCCGAATCAAAGTTCGCGTTTGCGTCTAAATTCTGCCATGCCATTTTAACTTACCTCACTTATTTAATACGACCCTGAAGGAAGGCTTCATCAATTTCTTTCCGGTGCTGCTCAAATTGCGCCGGGGTAAGAGCCTTGAGTTCCTGTCGAGTCCAAATTTTTTCACCTGACTTGGGGGCTGGGGTAGAAGCAGCTTTTGCTCGAACTACATCAGCAGCACTCAAATCTTTCTCAACCTTATCAGGTTGTTCTCCAGAAGTATCCGAAACTTCACGATGTTCCAACTTAAAGAGATTAATGGCCTTAGCCGTCAGCTTATGGTCCAGAGACTTAAACAACCAGTTCTGAATTTCCTGAGGCTGGGACTTCGCCCATTCTTTAAACTTCGGATCTTTTTTGATGCTCTCAGCATCTGGATGAATCTGCAACAAAGCTGCTTTCTCAGCATCACGCGTTGCCTTAGTCTTCATCTTCTGCAGTTCCTCGATGTCAGCCTTCAGAGTTTTCAACTCCTCGTCACGTGCCATCTGGGCTACAGTTCGTGCAACTTTAAACACATCAGGATTATCTTTCTTGAAAGCTTCAAGCTCTTCAGCAGTTGCAGGCGGCTCATAATGAGGTTGGGCCTGTTGGACTTTCTGACGAAGCTCTTCTTCTCTCTGCTCAAACTCCTGTTGTTTCTGTTGCTGGTATCTCCTTAAATCGTCATACCGTTTCTTCCAATCAGTCTTTTGATATGGATTATCAGCGTTGGCATCATCGTCTCCATTATCGGTGTGGTTAGGGACAGAGCCAGTATCAACTGCATACTTCTTCTCTTCCTTAACGGCGATGTTGGAATACATCAAACCTTCGCTTTCTGTTTCATTGGACATATTATTTCCTCTCTTCCAGGGCTTGTCATTGCAAGGTAGCTGGCCAATAGGTTAGTGAGTGGGCCTAATGGGTAGCACTCATTTGGTTAGTCTTTGAAGCTCCTTAATGAACTGAGCCTTTCCACGCTCTCTCTCATCATCTTCTCTGACTAACTTATCAATACATGTATTATAGCACATTGATAAATACTTGTCAACAACTATATCATGCAATTTCATTACTTTCTGAAAATCAGCAATAATCTTTTCTCTATCACTCATTTGAAGAAAATTCCTCTTCACCTGGCTGAGCCGCCTGGCCAATACCGATGTTACCATCACCAGTGCCAGTTGAACCTTCAGCCAATCCTTCTGCCTGGGCCTGAGCCTGGGCATTCTGTAAACCAACAATCTCAGCCTGCTGTCTTGCAGCATCTAAATCGTTGATGTAACGCTTAGCATCTGCATCAAGAGTGTGGGCCAGATCTTCTACAACATTCTTGATGTTGATCATCGGGGCAACCTGTGGATTAGAGGCCAGCTGCAGGAATGTAAGCAGCCGTTGACTCTTCACTTCCTTGGCAATCAGGCTTTGAGTACCGGTGGCCTTAACTTCCAGATCACCCTCAATATCCAAATCACCTTCGTAAAACTGCTTATTCCAGTAGAAATAATACTGAGCCAAAGGCTGAAACAAGAAATCATCCATATTCTTAATGGCAGTTTTAGTATTGAGGTCGGCAGCACCCATTAGCATCGACATACCAGAAGCTGTACGAGTCATACCAGTTACACCAGTGTTACCATGTGAATACGACGGGATGCCTGTGCTCTCATCGGATAGCTGTCTCCACCGGTCAAACAACATCATGTTCTCAGTTGCAGTGTTGGGAAACTTAATCCCGTAGATGCTCTGGCCAGGAACACCTGACTGCCGGCGAAACTTCTTACCAGGATAGATGGTGTCATCTTCTCCAGGCACCAAAGCACTCTCATCAATGTCAAACACCATGTTACCAGCCAGGGCCAGGTTATCAATGGCCATGCGAGCCGTACCATTCATCATGCTCTGCATATCATCCATATTCTCACCAACACCCACACCCCAGAAGCTGTAAGGATTTTTTTCGTAGGGGAAAGACAGGTAGGGAATGCGTTGAGGCTCAAACGGATTCAGAGCCAATCTAATCACCTTTCCACCACTAACCCATACGTTCACCTGCACCTGGTTGGGTTCGTCGCCTGACGGCCCTCCTAGGAGCTCTGAGGGTATCATGCTACTATCTACAGGACCCCAATATTCATAAATGTCCCATCGAGACTGCTGACCGGCATCAGTGTTCTTCTCACCCTCAGCCTGTACTTCATTGTCTCGAGATGTCTGTTCGGAGTTCCCATCAGTGTAGCGGGTGAGCTCATAGATGGCCTCACTGTTGAAATGAGGTTGCTCAGCTAAGGCCTCGAGTTGTGTACGGGAAAGCTTGTGCCTCTGAATCACCCATTCAGCATCCTGCATACAAGTGGCTTCCGGATCAGGGTAGAAGTCCCAAATGGAGACAAACTCAATATGAGGAACACGCTCTTGCTCTTGACGGAGCTCACCGTTCTCCCAGCTGTTCACCAGTTTGGTGTAGTTGAATGGACCCTTGATAATGCCGGTGCCGAGGAGGCAACTTTCGAAGATGGCATCACGTACAGCCACTTGACCCTTGCTGTCTGCAATCTGGTCATGGATGAGGCGCTCCATGTTACGAGCAGCCTGGACATAGTTAGGCTCCTCTACTGCCTGAGGAGGCATCTCTTGTGGGGCTGAGAGTGCGGGAGAAGGTTGCATGTTTCCAAACTTAGCACCCACCTTTCCTCTTTCATCTCCGGCATATCCTACATCAAACGGATTCACCACCGGTGCAGGAGGAGCAGCCATGGGGCCAGGCATCTCTGGATTCTCCAAGGCTTCAACAATCTTCTTCCTGGGGACATCTGTCTTGCTTACACCAATAGGCAGGTTCCCATTCTGAAACACAACATCGATGATGCGGCCGTAAGCTGCCAACACTTTCGTCTTGGTAACCTTAACAAACACCCGACTCTTCTCATGCTCAGTGAAGTGTACATCTTTGTAGTACACACCACGGTAGTTGTGGTAGGCCCTTGACCATCTCTCTTCGATGGAGCTTAGGCGAGAAGTTTCAGCTGTAGCGAACTTGCTCTCCACTTCACCTGCTAGCATGTATAAGAATTCATCACTCATTTATTTCTCCTCAGTAACCAAATGCAGAATCTGCAGGTTGCCACCCACTGTATTGCTGCTGACGTTTGTATTCGTAAAGCATATCCCTGTAGGTTGCCCGGGGAACACTCATACACATGTAGCGCAATGCATCATAGGCATGATCATCTACTGTTGTGTCTACATCCTCTGGATCCTTATCCTTCAGAGGAATCGTAGTGATTTCTCGTATAAGATTGGAACATGTAGAGAACACTTGCAATCGTGGCCTCTCCCCTTCCCTGACAGCCAATCTCTCATGTATCTGAACCTTCCCTGCCTTCCTGTCCTTGTTCGCCGGCTTGAGCTTCAATCCCCTCTTGTTGAGGGAGGAGCCTATGGTATTCATGTATCCTGTGTTATTGAAGACAGCGCCATCAACCACACCGTTCATGGGAGGATCCATTTCCTCCAGCTCTATCTCCACGATTCTATCAGCTAAATCCTCTCCTGTCAAGCCCCTTTCGTATAATTCTCTGTAAATGATGAGAGTGCCATCCTCCGGATTAACCGCTCCCCACAGACAACATGAGGGGGCACTATAGCCATAGTCAATCCCTCTAAACCTTCTCCAACCACGTGGGATGTCAAAAGGCTGGATGACATGGAGCTCTCTGTTAAACTCGGGGAAGGCAGCTCCCTCAAACACATCCCAGTCACCTTCCAGCAGCTGGCGCCTCTGAACCTCAGGCAAGCTCTTCAGCATCGCCTCATACTTACCATCATTGAACAGATGGGGGTTGTCCTGCAGACGGGAAGGAATGAACTTCCGAGTCATCGCATTACCAAACCGGTCACGCTCAAACACAAAGGCTGTGTTGGGGAGGGCTGGAGAAATATATCTCTTCCTCACCCAATCATTTCCCACACCACCAGGGTTGGCCGTAGCACGTAGGCAGGGCACTATCTCTGGGTCTGTGGTGCGGAGACGAGAGGACAGATAGTTCCAAGGGAATTCTGTAGCCAGCTGCGTCAACTCGTCAAACCCAATCCATGAGAAGTCTTGGCCTTGGTATTGATAGACATCAGCCTCCTTCTCCAGATAGTTGAATTCAATACGAGCACCACTAGGAAACACCCACACCTTCTCTGCCTCTTTGTATTTGGCATCAGGGAAGGCCTTCGGGTAGAAGTCTCGAGACAAGTCAATCAGCTGCCGTAGCTCTTTCAATGTTCGACGAAGAATCAGAGCTCTGTGCTTTCTCCTGTGTGCATAGCGGAGAGGATCAATAATCAACACAACACTCTTACCACCGCCAGCCTGACCACCGAACAGAATGTCTGTCTCTGAGCTGGCAAGGAATTCCTCCTGTGGGCCCGGGTTGGGCTTGAAGGCCACCTGATCTTCTCTCAGATCTCCATCTTCCTTCCCTGCCTCAAACACATCCTCATCGAGAAGCTTGCTGCCCTTTATCCGGCCAGCATCATTAATCTTCTCCCTTATTTCCTGCCTAACCTTCTTGTGATATTCCAGATCCGCAGCTTTCTTCTTCCTGACAATCTCCTCTACCCTAGACTTGTCCGCTTTCTTAATATCACTTATCTTCTTGCCAGGCTTCTTGTAGACATATTTCGTCCTGTCCTTGTCATAGCGTTGGATGGCAGAGCGGGAGACATATATCCTGTGCTCGGAGGCGAGCCAACTCTCAGCCTCTCTGTAGGTCATACCCTCATCAATGAGCTCCCACAGACGAAGGACAATGTCCTGTCTTATATTATTAAATCTCATTAGCCTAGCTTTTTAATTGCATCAGCAGCTTCACGCTTCCCTTTCCACCTAATCCCCATACTGGCAAGAATAGCCACAGGATAGAGACCTTGGAGGACAATAGGCATTCCGGCATAGGCATTCCACATAGCTATGATGGCATCTGTGTACACAACACTGCCTGTGAACACACCAGCAACAGCCAACCCCATCGGAGCTACTAGGAGGAGGGCAAGCACAATAGTCCACAGCTCATCCTTCCAGCTATATTGGCTCATCTTCAGAGCCTCTATTTCCCAATTGTGTGTTCGCTCAGCATCGTTCTCATAGCTCTGGGCCTTAGCCACCCACTTAGCAAGCTCAGCATAAATCTTAGCCTGCTGTATCTTCTGTTTCCCCTCAACGTAGGCCTTGCCTATGTCAGAGGCCGGCTTCACCAGCGAAGCTATCCATCCAGCAATATTCATTATACACCTCAATCAAATTTAAACAGGCGGAGATTACCACGACTCTGCCATCTAATCCATCCTGTCCTTGGCAACTTCATCCACCCCTTCCTCCATACGTCTCCTTCCTTCTTCCAGCCATTCTCCTCAGGGCGCCTCCACTCATACCTCTCCCCTATTGGTGTAATCCCTACCCAGAAGTGTGTGAAATTGTGCAGAGGGTTTCGTATCAGCCACCACACAGCAGAAGGGAATACACTTCTCTGTGCCTTGTCTGCCCACTTCAGGGGATAGGGCAATGGCTCGTGATAATTGCCAAAGGGATTGAGCCAATGGTGGAAGAGCTTAAACCACTGCTTCTCTACCAGGGGCATGTAAAAATCTAACACATTAAGAAACTTCTTCATAATCTCCCTCTATCACTTTCTCTTCTTCCAGCACAACAGCCTTCTTAGCAGGGATGACAAAGAGGCCTGCATTACTGCCACTGTCAACCACAAGAGTTTCTCTCTTCCCTAGCCCCACCCTGTCCAACACAGTTTTGGAAGCCTCTAGCTTAATGTTGGCCTGAGGGACAGCTTCATCTGCACTCATAAGATCTGACAATGTAAGGGCAGCTTGGCCAGCTTCCATCACAAGATTGGCTTCCACCAAATCCAGAATAATTCCCTTCAGTCTTGTTACATAATTGTTAAGAGGAGGGAGGTTTTCTTTAACACTCTCACATAGCGTAGTGTAGGCTTCTTTAGCATTAAGCTGATGTTTCTGATATAAATCTATAAAGAGCATATCATCTTTTCTTAAATCTATACCATGTCTCTTCTCTAATTGTACTTGTAAAGACTTATTCATATATTCCTCTATGTGTAATGAATAAATAATAAATAAATAATAAATAAATAATAAATAAATAATAATAAATAAATATATTATAAATAATAATATAATATAATATAATATAATATA